TAATCTTTGAAAACTGTTTCAGCATCTGTAACTTCTTTCAAAGCTTTAACAGCACCAAACTCTTCAGTAAGTTTATCTATTTGCTCTTGTTTAACTTGTTCATTTACAGTACCGTCTTCATTAAGAAAGTAACCTACAAATGTATGGTTTTTATAAAATTCTTTTTTAGATTTTTTAACCATACCAGCGTTCTTATTACCATAGATAGTACCAAGTAGTTTACCTCTTAGTTGATAATAAGCATGGCTCCACTCATCCAATCTACCACCAGTTTTTTCACCTTTTTTATTTTTTTGCCAAAAGAAATCAGTAAAAAGTTTATCTTGCAGCCTACCATATAGTTTAGAACCTTTGGCTTTATTAATAACTTCGTTAAGTCTAGCTTTATCTTTTAAAGTTTCTTGGGTAGATTTAGCAGTAGCATCCATTGATATTGTAGTAAGTAATGTTAACATAGCATTGTTAACACTAGCTCCCCCTCTCATTTTTTGAGAGAATGCATTGATGTCAGTAATGTTTTCAAATAATGTTTCCTCATCTACTTCAGAATCAAATCTTTCATTATATTCTTGAGTGATGAGTTTTCTAGTTAATACATCTAAACTTTCATGGAGCATTTGGGCTTCTTTAGATATATCAATAATCTTTTTGGTAGTATCAAGTAAATCTTTAACAATAGTTTGTTTACCTGTTTCTGGATCTGTTTTAACTACTTCAGTTTTTTTGAAGTCGTTTTCAGTAAGAATACTCATATTCTTTCTCGGATCTCTAGAACCTAAGTTTTCATATAGAGCAATAATTCTATGTGCCTCTACTAAATCTTCAGCAGTAACATTTTCTTTATTTACAATATTCTCTACATATTTTAGACTATTGTTTGCTACTCTAATAATAGATTCTTTAAAGTTTTTATCTTGTAATTCTACGATAGCTCTTTGAACTCCATCATATTGTTTTCTAAGTTTCTCAACTTTAGAATAATCTTTGGTTTCTCTAGCTTTTTTAAGTTCATCTTGTAGTTTATTATTAATACTTTCACCGTATTCTTTGATACGATTAATAATAAATTGAGGTCCAGCAGTAGTATCTTTTTTAATATTGGCTCCTACTTTTCTAGACTTTCTAGACTTTCTAGCAACAGAGTTACCTATTTTTCTAGCTCTTTTAGGAGAATAAGAATCTACATTAGTACCTAAAGCAGCTTCATTAATTATTATTCTATAAGTTTCTGGGATAGATTGATCTACAACACCAAGTTCTTGGGTAGTTGGTCTAGACTTTTTAATAACAATAAGATTAGGGTAGTGTTTTACAAGCTTTTTTAAAAATTTAACTCCCGCTTCCCTGTTATTTTTGGATACATAATATGAACCATGTTGTTTAGAGATACCTCTAGCTTCTAAACTACTAAATAACCTTTCAACCTCTTCTTTAGATTCTAATTTAATAGCATTCTCTAATAGTGTACCTTTAACAAGTTTGTCGTTTTGTATTTCAAAGAAGTTATCAATGATAGGCATATCGTCATTATCTCTTCTTCTATTACCATACCAAGCATCAAATTCTGGAGTGGTAATTGCACCCCAGACTCTGTATACATTATCTTGTGAAAGTTGTCTAGATAATCGTTTGTATAGTTTAGTATTTTTATTTGGACAAATTTTAGCCATTACATTGTTTTTTAAATTCTTCTAAATCTTCGTTACTCATTTCTGTAAAGATACCATTTTTAGCTGGTTTAATACCCCTCTTCGGAGATTTACTAATAAATGGTGAAGGAGATAACATTTCTGGAGTTGGATCTGGTAAATTCTCTTCATACATACTTAAGTCTTCTTTTATATTGATAACTGAAGTATTTTGTACTCTAACTTTATTTTTACCTCTAGTAACAGCAGTATAAATCATTCTAGCTGCATCCCAACCTTGTGCCATATAATTAGCAGTTATATATACGTTGTCCCATTCATTACCTTGAGATTTATGAATAGTACTAGCATAACCATAGTTAGCAATGTCAATCTCTTTATTCCACTTATAGTATTCAGTACCAAAATTGCTTGTCTTCTTTTGCATAATAGGGGCAAGTTCTTCTATTTTAGTTAACTGGCTACCGTATAAACTTGGACCTTCGTAATTTGGTACAACAAAGATTTTCTTTTTAGTACCTGGTATAGATACTAAATGACCTTCATAAGATTTCTCTTTATATGTAAAAGGTATTACTTTTTCAATTTCTACATTATTAGGTAAGGTATAAAGACTACCATTAGAAGAAACATTGGTAGAGATAAACATTAACTTTTCTCCTTTAAGAATCTTATGTTCTCCAGCTAACTCTTTACCATACTTCTTAGCTCTAATGTAGTTGTTCTTTTTAATCTTATCTTTATTAGTAGTAACTAGAACAACAAAGTCATTATTATTTGCAATGTCGTTATCTATCTCTTCTTTGATTTGAGCCTGTTCAACTACAGCAAACTCTTTAGAATTGATATCTAAGAGTTCGTTTCTCTTAACAGTTCTAATATGTGTAGCTACTTTTAAGATGTCACCATCTTGTCTTTTAACTTCAGATAATTCGTATTTATTATCTCCAAAATCAAATTCGCTAAATAATTTAGGGTCTTCTCCAACAGGTTCTAGTTGGAAAGAATCTCCTACAAATATAACTTTAGCATTACCAACTTTAGCTTGCATTACTACTAAATCTAATAGTTTCTTATCTAACATAGAAGCTTCATCAATAACCACTATAGAACCGTTAGGAATCTTGTCATAGATTTGATCTTCTTTCCCCTCAACTTCTGAAGGTACTAGACCAATAAGTTTATGTATAGTAGAGAATTTTTTCTTACTTCCTTTAAACTTGTTTTTAAGTACATCTACAGCATTATTGGTAGTAGCAGTAATTCTGACATCATTTTTAGTAGTTTCACCATACTTTAAGATGTTTTCTACTAATGTAGTTTTACCAGTACCAGCATATCCAGCTAATAAGAAGAAGTTACCGCTATCTTTAGAATCAATGAATCTACCTAACTTACCTAAAGCTATTTTTTGATCTTCAGTGTAGTCTAACTTAGTGTCTCTTGATTTAAATATCATATGGTCTTCATTAACTACAACATCATCTTCGGTAGGTATGTCATCTAGGGTAACTGTTTCTTCTGTTTCTATACTTTCAGAAATTTCTACATTTTCAGAAGCTTTGATTATAGCTGCAGTATCAGTACTAACAGTAGTTTGATTACCAGCATTAGTAAGTCTGACAATTTCAGACATAGCTTGAGCTGTTACACCTACAGTATTAACATCGGCAGCTAATAAAGACTTAGCTGAATTTAAAATTTCACTAACTATTTCTAAGAATCTCTGTAAGAATGTTTTGTCCTTACCGAACCTCATGTTATCAAGCTCTACTTGAAAATCAGCATCAGTCATGATTTCAGCTACAAACTCTTTAAGGTTTAATTTAGCATTAGGTATGTTACCTTTATACTGACTTTTAAATTCTTTGAATAAGTTTTTAAGAGCATCAACATGTTTTTGTTGAGCTGCAGTAGGTGAAACAATAGCTTTATCTAATACAGCATGTACCATTTCATGTACTAATACTCTAGCAAAAGTTTCTTCAGAAGTTATCTTATTATCTATAATAATAACATCATATGTTGAACTATACTCACCATCAACATCATCTCTACTAGGTCTACCTACTTTAATTGTAGTGGTTCCTAGTAATGGTTTTAAAAATTTAAGTACATTTTTAAGTTGAGGGTTTGCCATAGAATCAATTATATCATCTATAACTGAATCAACTCTTGTAGCAGATTGACTACCTTGGGGCAATTTAAACTTAGTAGCTAAAGAACTAGTATCTTTAACATTGTTTTGCACGTTATCTCTAACATTTTGTCTGTTAGATGATGGTGGAAGATCTACTTTTGTAGGCTCTTGTGTTTCTGCAGTATCTTCTGGATCAACTTGATTTTCTAGAATTGAACTAGTAGCATTAAGTTGACGATATTGAGTTTCCATAAACTCAGAAGAACCAAGTCTGTCCATAGGTCTATAAACTACAGCATCGCTCTTAGCTGAATTATTATCTAGTTTATACAAGGTCATTTTACCTTTATACTTACCATATGTATATTTAGGTATGTATTCAGATTCTAATTCTGATTTTTGAATTTCTATAGTACCTTTCTCTATTTGTTGAAGTCTAGCTAAAGTTAATTCAGCCTCTGCTTCAGTATCAAACATTTTATAAGTTCTACCCATATACTGAATAGTGGCCTTACCATTAGGTCTAACTTCTACTTCTAATCGTTTAAGGAAATCTCCATTAATAAATTGAGTAGTAGGGTTATAGGCATAAAATGGTTTATGTTGTAGATATTGTTCTAATAGTGAAGCTGAAAGATCTTCTCCAGTATAAGTTTCTTTAAACTTCTCAGTAATATCTGCTCCCATTTTAGTTACTTGTAAGTATCTATTAGGTATAAATTTAAGTAGTGATAGAGCATCTTGTTTACCTCCTCTTAAATAAGTATACGCAATAGTATCTTCAGCTAACTCTATTTGAGTAGGGTCATTACTTTCTAACATTTCAATTAATGTAATAACGTTTTCAAGGTCATCACTTCTTTCAGACTGAGCAGCATTGTAACGGATTGTGTTAGGTTTTTTACTACCTAATGTAATTCTAACTCTAATTCTTTTAGCTAACCAGTGTTTAGGAATATCTTTTTTAAATTTATTCCATCTGTGAGCTAAAGATTCGTTACCAAATAGTAGTCTTTCTCTATAAGCAACAGCTTCTTCATTCCCATACATTTGTAATTCAGCAGAGAATAAATAAGATTTAGCAAAACTTATAAAATCTTCGTATTGTTTTTCAGTAAAGTTAAGTTCAGTATCATTCTTAAGGAACTTAATCATGTTAGCTAACTTAGTACCTAACTTATTGATATGGAAGTAATTGCCATATATATCATTAGCTTTCTTCATTACTTGAACACCCTTACCAATAATAGTAGTACCTTCTACATTAACTTGTAAATCTTGGTTCCTACCTGGTTCAGATTCTTTTACTTCTACAGTACCAAAGATAGCGTCAGCATTTCTAATAGCTTTAGAAGTAATAGCACTGTTTGCACTAAGTTCTTTAAGTTCAGAATTGATTCTGTTCTTACCAATACCAGAAGTAGCTGGTTGAGTAGCTCTAATTAAACTATTAATATCTCTACCAGCATTAGATAGTTTATAGAACTTAACTAAGATTTTTAAACTATAAATTGGATCTTTACTATTTAAAGAGTTTTTTAAATCTTCAGTAGAGTAGGCATCATTCCACCCCCCAGTAAAGATAGCTCTTTCAACCTCTGGATTACCAATCATATCACTTAACTCATCAAATAGTTCAGTGTAAGCTGATTCACCTTGAACTGCAAACATATCTTTGGCATTTTCATTTAGCTTAACAAATCTTTTAATGATAGGTTGAGCTAATAAATAACCAATGTAGTCTTCATCTAAACCTAACATAGCCAATGCAGTAAATGCATCATGTGTATGCTTATTATAGTTTAGCGTGTTAATAAGTAGCTCATTAATATTATCTACAGCAGCAGACTGATACGCAGAGATAACTGCAGCTTTAGTGGTTTTACCATTAGCAGTTTCTTTGGTATTATTAATTTTAGATAATGGTTTAGGTTCTCCATCAATATTAAAGTTGAAGAATCTAGGTACAATTTTACTACCTTTATACACACCTTTCTCATATATAGCAACTTCTTCCATTAACTCTAATTCTTCAGTAATAGATTGAGCAGTTGCATTAAAGGTAGATACAAGTGAAGTAGCAGCCACACCAAATTTACCAGCATTACCATTTTGATAGTTTTCTATTTGTCTAGTAGGTGATAATATATGTGCCCGTTCTTCAGATTCTTGTTCTCTGTTAATTGTTTTTACTACCTCTGGTAGATTACCAAAGTCTAATGGTTTAAGAATATCAGATAAGTTAGAAGGATCAGTAAGAATTTTCCAATACTCATCCATTATTTTATTTTGAATAACTTCTTTTTGGAATTTCTTTTTAAATTCTTCAAAGCTTTCAGTATCTTCTGGAATCTCTAAACCTGCAGCTTCAAGTTTAGCAGCCATTTCAGAATTATCAGAACTCTTTTTCTGATAGTCCCAAGCTCTTTTAGCAGTAGTCTCATCTATAGGTTTACCACTATCAGATTCATTCCATCTATGAACATATAATTTATCAATGTCAAAGTCAGATCCCATCTGAACAGTGAAATCTTTTGGAGCAATTATAATATCTCCCATGTAATCTGGTAGATAACCAACTACTTCCATAGCAGACATTGAGTTCAAATCCTGTGTTGGAATACGATAACCAACCATTTGAGGGTTTTCAAATCTTAATGTATTAACAGTATAGTCAGATTTTTCAATCTCGCTTAATCTGTTATATGTAGCCATAGAGATTCTATTACCATCAGCATCTTCTATTATAACTTTTTTCTTAGGTTTAGCAATTAATATTTGAGCTGGTAGTACCACTTCAACAAAATCAGTAGCTTTAATAGTACCTTCTTCGACAAGTTTATTGAAATTATCTACTTCCATAACTTGACCAGTAGATTCGTTTTTATAACCAGTTCTTTGAGGTTTTAAACCTTCACCAGCTTTATAAGCACTACCTTTAAGTTTAGATTTAGGTACCTTTTCAATAGTAACATCTTTATGTGTCCAACCTTCTTCAGTAGCTAGAATGTAAGACTTACCAGGCATCTTTTGTCTAAGTACATTCTTACTAATCAGTGAATTAAGTACTGCTTCAAACTTAGCAGATTTAGGATTAGCCCAAAGTGGTGTTAAGAAATCTGTACCTTCTTTGTTTAGTTCTAAAGCTAGGTAATCATTTTGATTGTAGTCTCCTCTGGTAATTAGTTCTTGAATAATTACATTCTTGAACTTTTCTAATGAACCATTTTTAGGAGAGATTTTACCACCTACTTCTTCAAAACCAATTTTATCTAAGAAGTTTTCAAAACCTATATCAGTTAACTCATTATGTAATTCATTAAATCTATCTCTTACTTTAGCACCATATGGTGTAGAAGTATCAAGACCATTCATGATAAGTTTAACTAACTGAGAACCTTCTAGAATTTTGCTTTTGAAAGGATCATACGGCATATCTTGCTGAATACCAAAGTTATCTCTATTTAAAGTCATGAAAGCACCGTTATCTATTTGTGCTTCTATTTCTTTAATATTAAAAGTACCGTTAGTGAATGGAGTAAATTTACCATCTTCAGAAGTAGTACCCATTAACTCTTCAGTTTTTGGGTTAGTCATCTTATTCCAACCATCAATAATTTTAAATGCTCCTAGCTTTATACCTGATTGGAATACAGCACGTTGAACATTTTTCTTACGCATGGTTTTTTCTAACTGTGCCCATGGACTATTCTCACCAAGTAGTTGTGGTACTAGTGGGAATGAAGATGATTTAATATAGATAGGCATATCTACACCATACTCATTCATAATATAGTTACCAGAGTGTACTGGTTTCATTGGTTGTAGAACAATATCTAATTCTTCTTGCGTTAATTCTTGGCCTTTTTGAGCTTTCTTTAAAAGATTTAAATATTGCTTAGTTTTAATTTTACCATAATGGTACATAATGTTTAAGTGTTCTTCAAGAGTAGTAACCTCTTGAGCATCAACACTTGTGTCCATACCTTCATAACCAGGTATTTGTTTTGCCATTAATTCTTGTATGTTAAGAGAGTTGCCATACGAATCTCTTAATACAATCTGGTTATATTTGTTATAGTTAGTACCACCTGTTAACTTTCTAAGAGCAGATAATTTAAGTTTACCTCCTCTAGTAGCTGGAGCAATATCTTTAGCTAAACGTTTAAACAAATTAGCAAAAGTACCATCAATAGATTTTTTAAAACCTACCGCAGGGTCACCTTGAAAGATTTGTGCATAATTGACATTAGCAATCATGTAATTTAATAAGTAGTCTCTTACAAAATAGTTAGCACTCTTATTATATTTAAGACCAGATCTAATCATATCTTGAGAGTCTTCTACATCTGGGTCTTTAGGTATAATAATATTTTTACTAATTAACTCTTTTCTAAGTTTAGCAGCTTCATTATTAAATTGAGTTTTAACTACTTCCCAAAGTACAGTATCAATTAAACCAGAAGAAGTAAGTTCTTCCCAAGTTTTAAGTTCACCGTTGTGATATAGTTTAGCTACTTGTTTGTTAGATTTATCGTTAAGCCCCTCAAAAAAATAGAACTGGAAAGGGTTGTATCCATGAGTTATGTTACCTTCAGAATCAGTCTTATATGCTAAATCCGTAAAGTCAATACCATTCTTTCTTTTTTCTTGGGCATCTAGTATTCTAGAATATTCAGATTTAACTAAATCTAATAAGGCATTCTTATCATTAGTACCAAATTCACCTTTGTTAATTTCAGCATTAGATGAATCCATCATATGTCTTAAAGCAGTAACAACATGTAATAGATGTTTATCAGCTTTTGCTACAATAAATTTACTAATCTTCTGATCTTTAGTACCCTGTTCATTATTTACAAACAAGTTCAACTGAGCAACCAATTGTTCTCTTTCAGATAGAGATGAGAAAGAAGCTCCATCTTCTTTAGCTTGTTTAAGAGTATCTAATAATGTAATGTTAAAATGATCTCTAAACTTTTCGTTAGCATTAGGACCAAGCTCTTTTAACCAGTTAGAGTGTTTACTAAAAGGTAGAGCTAATAATCTGTTAATCATCTTCTTTCTAATACCTTTTCTTTTATGTTTTAGTCTAGATAATCTTTCAATCATCCATGAGCTATTGATAAACGAGAAGATATTATTTTTCTCTGAGTTAATGAAAGAGTGTGTGGATACATCTTCAGAGAACTCTGCCTGTAAAGTAGCTAACTTTTTAATGTACCCTTCTGTTTCTAGTGGATGTTCTTCTGTATCTTTAGTAGCTTCTTTTAATCTATTATTGATTTCACTAAATACACCACTCTTTTTTGTACTAAATAATGAAGCAAACTGTGTATTAGGATTACCTGTTAGATAACTTGGGTTGTCTTCTAAATACATTAGAGCTTCTTCAGACATGTAAATACCTACAGCTTTAAGATAAGACTGTAAAGCTTTAACAGCGTATCTAGTTTTCTCACTAGATTCTTTATCTTTTCTACCAGCTTCAATAACAGCTACCCATTTATCTTGAAGAGTAGTGTTAATATAGTCTTTATTAAGAACGCTAATACCATTTTGGTCTTTCCACATAGAAACACCTTCTTGATTAACTACCCAATCTTCAGCTATTTGTTGAGCTAAAGTATTTCTATTAGTGTTAATTACTTTAATATCAGTACCCTGTTCTTTAGGTTCTACTAGTACAGTTTCGTGAACAAGTAATGCTTTTTTGATAACAGAGTGGAATTCTAGTTTATCATGCATTTCAATCTTCTCACTTCTAAGCATGTTAACTACTTCTTGTAGGTATGGCTTAGATTTAATATTTCTTTCTAATTCAATAATACTCTTATCAAGAGTTTCATTATTGGTATTAGCTAATATATCAAGTATACTATAATATACATGATACATATCATGGTATTGAGGTTTATTTAAGAAGTTCTTCTCACCAGTTTTGATAGTAGATAATAAATGTCTAACTCTAGCTGACATTGATTCAACTGGATCTTTTCTAAGCACTTCCCCCTCATCATAAGAAGTTCTAGCATTTTCAGCTTCACCTCCACTAATCATTTCTTCTGATTCAGCTTCTATTTTTTCTTCAATATCAGTAGTATCTTCTTGAACATATTCTAAAGAACCTGTGTTAGCATTAACTGAATACCCATAAGTTTTAAGTTTAGCTAATGCTAACTGTTTAAATATAGGCATGTTGTCTAGAACTAATTTGTAACGTCTAGCCATTTCAGCATTATCTTCTACTGTTAATAAAGCATTTCTTTCAGTAGCTAGATCTTCATCAATAGAAGTTTGAGAGCCGAAGTAATTATATATATCAAACTTATCATTAAAAGCTTCATCAATGACAGACATGATTTCTCCTACAGTAATACCTGGTTTATTCTCAAGTAAGCTTACCATTACTGCAGTAATGGTGTTGGTAATGTCTCTGTTATGTTTAGAAGCATTGATAACACCTTTATCATCTACAATAGTATTAAGGCCTTTTCTTAAATCACTATTAGTATACTCTCTTTTAGGAGAAAAAGAATCTTCTAGTTTATCTAAAGGATTATCTTTTTTAGGAGGTAAGGTAGTTTCTTCTTTACTTAATGGTTGTCCTGTAGCTTCTGGGGAATCTTCAGAAATATTTTCTTTAGCTTCTGCTATTTCTACTTCTTCAACTGGAGTAGTTTCTTTACCTAGAGCAGCTATTTCAGCATCATATTTAGCATTTATATTATCTACTAATTCTTCTCTAGTGTCAGTTTCAGCTAATCCTAATTCAATAGCTTCAGTAATAGTCATTCTATCTTCTTCAGCAAAAATAGTACCCCAAGAACCATCTTTAAATAAACCATTACCATCAACATCTTCAAATTGTGTAATGTTTTCTAAAGCTTCTTGTCTTCTTCTTTCTATATCAGCTAATGGACTGTCATCTTCAAAGAAGAACTCACTCCCCTCTTCAATTACTGGTGCTTTTTCTTCAATGAAATTAGGTTTGTTAATTGTAATAACAGGGTTAGAAACGTATACCATTTCTTTCTTGTTATTATGTTTCATATGTACTTCTTCACCAAAGAAGTTAACCATTAAGTTATCTTTGATAAAAGTATCGTAATTAACTTTGGTACCATCTTTTAATCTAACTTCATTAACTCTGTTAGGGTTTAACATATTTAAGTTAGTATTTAAAAGTGCCCCATCTAATTTAGCTTCTAATACACTTAGATCAGATTTCTTGTGTAGATTAATCTGACTACCTTCATGTACGAATTGAATTACTGGACCATAATCATTTTTACCAATGTAAAAGAAGTGATTATTATGGTCTGTAGTACCATCTACAAAAACAATTGAAGACATATGCATGAAGTTCTTAAGATACTGTTCAATATCTTCTGCATACATTTCTTTAGCTTCAGCATCTGCTAAACCGTATTGTTCTAGAGTAGCATAATCTGAAGTAAGATATGAAGTGACTACTTCTTTAATGATGTCAGTAACTGATTCATCATTAATCTTGACGTCTTTTAATTTAGGATTTCTAGCAAATACAGTAGAGTAACCACCGTTAGCTGTAGGTAATGCAACTAAAGTCATACCTGCATACTCTTCTAAAAATTCAGCAGAAGGAGTATGTATTTGTTCTCCTAAATCCATGTCTTCAACATTAGAGGTACCTAAGTAAAGACCTCCAGATTTAACCACCAATATTTTAGGTCTATCATCTTTTTCAATAGCTTGAGATAGTGGAGTATCGTACTTCTGGTTAGTTTTAATATTAATAGTACCAGCACTTTTACCCCCAACAACTGCAGTTATAGGAGTATTGTTATTTGTAGATAGTGCTTTATAAAGATCTTTTCTAGTTTGTTCTAGTTCTTCTCTATTTCTAGCAAGGTTATCTGGGTATTGTTCAGTAGCTTCTACTACTCTGTCTGGACGTATATAAGATAGGTCATGAAGATAGCCAATTAGTTGACCATCTTTTTCTATCTTCATTATCTGATTTGGCCCTTCTTCATTTTTAATTTCTAAAGGATTACCTTGTGGGTCAAATAATTCACCATAATGTAAACTAATTTGAACTTTATCTCCTCTATTAATAAATTTAGAAGATAGTATATCTAAAGTAGTAAGAGAAGAAAGCTCATCTTCTGATTCATTAATTTCACCTTTAGCTACATTCTCAACAAAGTTTCTAGTTCTAACAGCAATAGCATTCCATGCATCAACTAATCTTTTTCTAAGATACACTATACCATTATCTCTAATAATAGGATCGTTATTATCAGTACCATCTTGTTCACCTTGGTTAGCATCTTTGAGTTTCTCTGCAGCTTGTTTAGCTTCTTCGTCAGAAAAATCTCTAGGGGCTTCATTCATTTCATGGGGTTCATCAACCTCACTGTCTTCTTCAGTTTTAGTTTTAGGAACAAGTTTATTTTTAAGTTCATCTCTTTTAGCCTGGTATGCTTCTTTAATAGCATCTGGCATTTCATCAAGAGATTCTTCTTGTTTAAGTTCATTAATAAAGTTAGCTACTTTAGCAAGTGCAGTTAAGTCTTTAGCATCATTAATAGCAGCTACAAGACCATTAATAGTTTCTTGGTCTAAACCAGCAGTTTTAGCTGGAGTTTTTGTAGCCTCTGCATTACCGACTCTAGCTTCTGTATGTTGCTGAGTACCCTTAGTATTAACAGGAGCTGGTCCTTGTGGTGTACCTTGTGGTGTAGATATAGGTGATTCTTTAATTGCAGCATCATAACTGTCAATTAATTCTTTTAAGTATCTAGCTTGGTTATCATATTTTCTAAGAGCTTCAATAAGTTCGTTAAGTCTATCACCTTCTTTGGCTTTAACTTCTTCTAAGAATTCAATGTCAGTCATTTGTGCTAGTACTTGTTCTTCGAGTCCAGCATATCTTTGAGCTAGTTCAGTATATTTATTTAACCATTCTTGAGATTGAACATCATCTTTCTCTATGATTTCTTTAAGCTCAGATTGAGATAAAGGTTTAAAGTTGTTCTTATCTTTAAAGTTTTCTAGTTTGTTATATGTTTTATTCCATATACCAATATACTCATTTAAGTAAGCTAAAGATTTAGATATAGCATTCTTAATAGCATCAATTAACTTTCTAACTGTAGAAGCTTTAGACTCAACTTTTCTAAGTTGTTTTTTAAGTTCGTTTTGACTAAGAGTAGTCATGTTAGAATTAGCTATCAAATTTTGATAATAACTAATTTGATTATTCAAATCTTTAAGAATTGCTTCAAGCTGAATTGACTCTTCTCTTAATTCTCTAACTCTATTTAGTATATCATGACCTAAAGAGAACTCATTTCTAATCTGATTTTCAAGTTCTTCTATAGTAGCAATTGTAGCTTTACCTCTTTTAGTCTTAGCTAAGTTATTAGATAACAGACCTTTAAGAGTATTGATTTGTTTCAACAGCCCTTCTACTTCTTTTGAAGAATACTCTGAATTGGTTTGAAGTATTTCATCTAAAAAATTTAAAGTATTGTCTAATGCACTTTGTTCATTTAATAATTTACTTTGTCTGTCTTTTAGATTAGTAATCTTATCGTTAATGATTTTCTCATTAGATTCTCTTTCTTCTAAATCTCTGTAAGCAGCTTCAAAAGCTTCATCTTCAGTTTGGTCTATAACTGCTTGTTCAGCTTCTTTTAATTTATTTTGTTGTTTCTTGGTTTCGTTATCTTCGATACCCTGTTTAACTTGGTTCTCTTTTCTATTAGTCTTTTCAATTTCATCAGAATCTTTGTTAAGCTCTTTCTCTAATTCAGTAACAGCTTTTTCAATCTTCTCTTCTAAACCTTGAGGATCTCTAACAGTTTTATCATATTCTTTTAAAATATCGTTAGCTCTATCTTCTAGTTTAAAATAATCATCATATAAATTAGTTAGATTTTCTTTATGGATAGTTTTGATTTTAGAATCTACTTCTCCAAAGAACTCATCTGCACCTGGTCTAGCACCAGCTTTTCTAAGAGTTGAAATTTCTTGAGCAAAAGAACCTTCAGTTAATTTATCTATTTGTTCACTAATATTTCTTTGTCTAGCTTCAATTCTTTTAAGTGTAGCTAGATTATATCTTAAAGCAGTTTTAGCGTCTTCATCATATTCTTTATAATTCTTTTCTATAAAGTCGTGAGCTTCTTTATACTCTTTAATCTTTCTTTCATAGGAATTAATTAACTGACTTTTATCTGTTTCAGTAAATTCTACTTCTTCTGGAATACCTACAAGTTCTTTGTACTTTTCTACAGGCATACTTCTTAAACCTTGAATGTCTTCTTGAACAGATGCGAACATACCTGCTTTCATTCTAGAATCAAAGTAGCTAAATAATTGTTCATCTTTAGCATTATTGTAGATATGTTCGTCTCCCTCAACTAAAGCAAGGTCTTTAGTTCTTTCTAGTTTACCATCTCTAATCATGTATTCAGCAGTAGAAGTAAGAGTAGAAGCAATCTCATTATTATTGATTCCATCTACAATCATATTTCTAAGTTGTTCTTCATTTCTAGCTTCACCAATAGATTTTATAACAGCAGGTAACGGTAATTCTCTACCCCCTGTTTCAGACTTAGCTCCACTATAAACACCAATAGAACCAATGATAGCACCAATCAAACCTTCTTCCCAACCTTCTTTAGATGTATATACTTTTTTAGCAGAAGTAATTGCTGCTTTAGCTAAGTCACTGACACTAGCTTTACCGTTGTTATTGTATTTAGCCATTGCATACTCTTCACCAGTTTTAGAAAATACTGATTGAAGCATTTCTTCTTGAGATTCCACAAAAGGTTTTTTAGCAATAGTTGCTGTGCCTCGGACTATACTACTACCTTTCTTAACATATTTTTTAGAACCTTCCTCTACTATTTCTTTAGCAATTCTAGGTTTAATTAAGTTCTTCATTTGTGGAAAACTTAAACCTAAATGCTTACCAAATTGAGCATATGTAGAACCTCCAACTAAAGCCATGTTAGCAGCAAATACACCGTTAGCTGATTCACCAGCAATCTTATTAATTTCTTCTAGTTCTTTACCAGTAGGGGCGTAACCTGTTTCTGCTTTGTATTGTTCTATTAATCTTTCTTTAGTATCTTTAAATACCATTCTACCTTCAAAACCAGATTCATATACAGCACCAGTTGTTAATGCAGCAATATCATGTGGCACTTTAGATAGTCTACTCATAGATGCCCCTACCTTATCAATATTAGCTCTAGCTATACCAATTTCTGCAGTAGAGGCACCAGATGCCTGTAGATTTTTAAGATTCTTAACAGCTTTGTATTTAGCTAGTTTACCTAGCTTCATAGCTTTACCTACTTTACCTAAAACATTAACTGCCCCGCCACCTAACATACCAGATGCTACAGCACCTGTAGCGAAACCCAAACCATCAAATACTTTATCAAACCAGAAGTTACCAATCTCCCAATCATCTGGGTCTGAAGTATAGTAATGTGGAAATTCTTCTCTAATATAATCGTTAATACCATCAAGTCCATGTTGAAATTCATTATCATAAAATGATTTAAATTCACCATCTCTCGCCCATGCATATAAACCATAGAAGGTACCAATAGTAGAACCGATAATAGAAGTACCTGCTCTACCAGCAAATTTCATTATACCGTTACCAACTTTGTCCCAAGTAGATTGTTCATAAGCTTTGATATCATTTCTAAGTGTCTCCTTATCATTAATTACTTCTTCAAAATAAGATCTGTTAGATAAATTATCTGGAGTAAGCATAGATACCCCAGTACCAGTACTTTTTCTAAAATCTTCAATAGTCTGACCGCCAAGATGTTTAGATCTACTAATTGAATAATTTTTAGTTCCCTTAGTACCTTTATAGTCAAATGGTTTATTTGCTACATTACTTTTTAAATCAGATAAATCATCTTTAATAAGTGGTTTATACTCTGGTTTCTTAGCCATAGTTATTGATTATTTTGTATATTATTTATTTCGTCTTCTCTTAAAGCTCCTTCTACATATTCAACAAAGTTGCCAGCGTTTGGGCCATTAATTATAGCATATCTTGGTTGGTCTTCACCTTCTAAAAAATATTCCCAAGAGAACAATACTTCTGTAGCACCTGTTTCTTGGTTGTAATAATTACCTACTGGAGTAGCACTTACAGGACTTACTTCCCATTCACCTTGTCTACCATCTTGGGTAAAGTAATCTAATTTAAAATCATACTTACCCTTGAAATTTTTAGTATAGTTTCTTAACTCTGGACTTATTACGTGTGCATCATTATATCCATCATACTGAAGTAGAGGCCCAGCACTATTGGTATATATGCCATTACTATTAGTTGTGTAACTAGCTCCTAAACTACTTGGACCCATTGGGGCTATCTCATCACTTAATCTGTCTAATAAGTCATCATTTTTAATTCTAGTTAGTCCAGAACTTTTTTCTGATGGAGAAGCGTCACTATTTATAACTGAATTTACAGCTTTATTTTTTAATCTATGTCCGTAAGCTGGAGAGTCTATTACTATTTTACCAACTGTTTTTTCTTCTTGTAACTGTTGTTTGAAATCAAGAATAGAAACTTTATCTTCGTTTATAGTACCTTTGTCTACCCCTTTAGCATACATTTCTTGTACTTGTAAATCAGTTAGCAAATCATATCTAGAAAGACCGCTTTTAATGACAGCTTTACCATCTCCAGTTACTGATGATACTATACTAGAATTTTCGTCTCTTAGTTTTATAGCTATCTTTTCTAAAATTTCTGGTGAAGTATAAATATCTCCATCTAGACCGGTTACTTTAGAGCCTTCCACATTAAGGGTCTGAGATATAGCATTTAAGTCTCCTTTATCTAAAGTATAAGTTATCTCTGGGTCTACTCTATATTGGTAGGGATTGAAAGCTGCAACTGTGTTTAAAGCATTATCTAAGTCGTAATTTAATTTACTTCTTTTTTGGCTAGTCTTATGTTTTTCTGCCATAAACCCAGCAGCTTGTTTATATAATTTTACAAAAGTTTCTGCTACTTCATTGTTATTCATATTTTCTACTTCTTCTAAAGTAAATTTACCAGAAGAAATTAAACCTTTTTTTGCTTGGTTATAGTCTCCAATGTTATGCACCCCTTTAGGATCTACTCCAGGTCTAGGTGTTCCAAATACTCCAGATGTATTATATACTTGATATAATCCATTCATATCTTCAAAGTTATTTAAAAACTGCTGTCCCTGTGCAGTTTTTGGTAAATCTAGTATTATACTTTTATAAGGATTAAATTCTTTAGAGTTTTGTATCTTCTTAAATTGGTCTTGATTAACTTGCCACTTTTGAGTAGATTTATCATATGTAAATAAATCTCTAGATAATTCTGGTTGATCTAGTAACATATAAGGTAATTCTTCTTTTTGAATTGCTATGTTTCTATCCCCGTAGTTTATTCTATTTTTAGCATCATAGACACCTGTTTCTGTGGTATAAGTTAAATTATTTTTTTTACCTTCTAATATTTCTATTTTATCTAAAGTTTGATTATATAAAGGTATGTCTGTTATATTTTGTCCTTGAGCTTTTAATCTGTTAAATCTTGCTAAATCTTCATATAAAGTATTTAATTCTTTATTAACTTTGTCTAGCTCCTCTAATTGACCATTTACAGAAGTATTTTCTTTATACTCATCAGTTTCAGCTCCATAGCTAATGAAACCGTTTTCTTGATTAATTAATTCGTTCTCATGGGTGTATTGAGATTTTTTACCATAACTTTCATGACTATCCCAATGTTTTAATTCTTTAGCAGTATCAATCAAAGATTTAACTTGCATGTCAATAAATGCTTGTCTATCTTCTGGATTTAAATCATTAGTAGCAATCCATGAATCAGCTTCAGCTTCAATATCTTTATATATTTCAGAGTTAGGAGTAAGAACTTTAGTAGCAAAGTTTTTATAAGCATCTGCTGTAACTCCTTTACCACCATATATTCTAGTATATAGTTCTCCAGGCTGGAGATCTTCTTTACTGTAGCCACTATCTTTTTTCTTGTCCATGATAGTAACTAGTTTTCCAACTCTATCAATAGACTTACCAATAACAGGCATACTATCTGGTACGTAGTTAGGGTTCTTTTTAAAGTCTTCTAACATTACTTTGTAGTGACCCATAACCCAAGGAGTAGTTAATACTTGTGGATTATCTTGTAATACTTCACCAGATTTTTTTAACCATTCTGCTCTTTTCTCATTAGTAGTATTAATAGATTGAAGTTCCTGATACATCTTATTACCTTTAAGAATCATATCAGTCATTTCACCACTAGCTACAGAATTAACAAAGTCGTCTTGAGTTAGGCCATCAATAAAAGAATGCAACTCATTGTATTTACTTTTAGAACGGTTATAGTCATCTAGTTGTAAAGAACTAAACTCTTGTTTAATTTTTTGACCATCTTCACCAACTAAGTATTCAGACATAACTTCTGGTAAATACGCCTCTTCACTACCCATAGCTTGAATCTTGTCCATTTCAGATTTCCAAGCTTTAAGTTCATCAACTTGAGCATCTTTTTGTGCTAAGTTTTTTTCCCATAAATTAAATGGAAGTTTAGTTGGAACGTATTGTGACATGTAACCAGATTTACCTGGTTTGACGAATCTATTATAAGCCATCTCTTTCTCTTATTACAAATATATAAAATTATTGTGAAGTATTATCTTTGGTAACTACAGAAGTTTTTCCTTGAGTATTAATGTGTACTTCACTTTGGTCATCATTTTTAGAACCATCAGCTTTGACTTTAGGAATCATAATCATGCTCTGGGTACTTTCGTCCCATTTCATATCAAAATACTTACCATTTTTAACAGCATCAAACCAAAGTTTATTATTAAGATTTCCTACTCTAGCTGATTCTAAATCTCTAGTATAACCTTGAAGATTCATACCAATGTTATGCATAGCCTGTGAGATAGTTGATTTTCTCAATGCTAAATCTTGTTGGTCTGCTAATTTCTCTTGTATTCTAGTTTGATGATTAGCAAATTCAGCTTGGTTAAGTATCTGAACATTTTGAGCCTCTTCAGTTTGATAACTTTGTGATAAGCCAGAACCTAATTGAGAATTAATTATAGCATTAGAAATTACTCTATTAGTCATAGCTCCACCTGCAGAAGGTGCGTTTCTAGCATTCTCTCTAGCAATAGCTCTAGATAAACCAGCTTGTTTTTCTAGTTCAGTTCTTTGTTTAGATAAATCAATTGTTTTAGGGTTTACTCTACCAAAATCATTAGCAGGTGTTTCTTGACCAGCTTGAAATAAATCATAAGCAGGGCCAATCATAGAAGCAGCTAGTCCCATTGGATTAATTCTTTCTTGAGGTAATTGAGAACCAGAATCAGCTGTATTAGGAGTATTTTCTCCACTCATATTTATTAAATCACGGGCTACATCTTTATACGGATTCCAATTTTCAGATTGAGCTTTATGTTGAAGTACAGATACTTGATCCTTTTTTTCTTTATCAAACTTAGTTATGTCATCAGTAGTAGTACCTAAAGCACCACTTAAAGCTAATAAGTCTTGTGGTAGGCCACCTAGAACAAAGGGGTCTTCATGTATAGGCTGCATAAATTGCAAAGACTGTTGATCTAATATAAATGGGTCTTCCTGTACAGGTTGTTTTTTAGTTAACTCTCCCCCAAGTTGAAAGTGTACTTTACCTGTACTATCTCTAAAAGTAGAAGAACCAGTTCTATCTCTAGTAACGTTACCTTCTAATCTACCCCCATCAGCTTTTTTAATAGGTTTACCGTCTGCCCCAAATCTAGGTTTAGCATTTAATTCGCCTTTGTAATATTTCATCATAAGGTTTTTATTAAATCCGAATTTTTCTGGCATGTAAGCATTATTTTGAATTGGGTATAAGTCCCAACCGTGTTGTCTGTCATCTGCTTCAAGAATCCAAGATTCTGAGGGCATTGTATCTTCTCGGTGAGTGTTATCATAAGCTACATCTTGTCTATCAAATACTTTAGAATAACCTTGTTTGTAAGTGCCTATATTTTCGTTGTCTCTACCCCCGTATGTTCCACCATACTGAAACATATCTGGTAATTGTGATTGCTGTTGACCATTACCTTGTTCAATACCATTAAGCATTGATCTATCAGCTTCTTGTTCAGCTTTCAATCTTTCAAGTTCCATGTTTCTTGATTTCAATTGAATAGGGTCTTTGTCTGCTTCTGGATATCTTTTATGAATTTCTTTACTTAGGTCAGCGTATGTCTTAACATTATGTTTTTTCTTATCATTCTTTTTATCAAGTTCAGACTGAGGAATCAATCTAGCAGAGAACATGTATTTTTCTATACCGTTATCATGCATAGTTTCTTGACCTTCGACTTCAGCTTGAGCATTAGGGTTCACTGTTGGCATACCGTTTTGATCTATATCAATACCACCTTGACCATGAGTAGGGCCATCATATTGAACAAACTTACCACCATCAGGCATTTCTTCTACATTACCACCATATGCAAATGATGTTTTATTAGATATATCTCTTATAGTACCTTGGTCTAATGCTCCGTAGATATGTCTACCTTTAAAATCAGATGGAGACATACTTGGTGCGTTAGGTATAGTTTGCATTGGTGTAGTAGGTAATGGGTTAACATTTGAATTTGATGTAGTAGGTACAGACGGGTGTTCAAAAATATTAACTCTATCTTTACCTTCTCCCATATATTTTGGTTGAATCCAATCTCTATTTGGTTTGAAATCTTGGTTAGGTACAAACTCAAAAGCATTAGGATTATAGTTTTCTGGAGATAAAAAATCCATACCGTCTACAGTTTCTCCACCCGGAGATTGTACATATATATCTCCTAAATTTCTTGTTTTATAATTACCTGATTGAAATTCTTTAATCCCTGTTGTAGCATCTAATCTAGTATCTTCTGGGTATACCTGCATATTTTCTTCAGCAGGTGTAACATCATAATCACCAGATGGGTCTGTATATTGCCAGAAGTAGTCATGGTCTTTATCTCCTACACCTCGGTACATATGTTTACCTATCTTAGCATCTACTTCATTACTTATATCTTGATGTGGTGCTGAATACATAGCTGCACCTCTAGGTAATGTAAAACCAGCTTCACCTGTACCGTATTGAGTAGAATAATACTCGTCTACATTTTTATAATCATATGGGTTAGCCATACCTCTTCTATTTAATTCAGAAGTAGTATCCCATACCTTTTTTCTATCGCTCCACTCATTAGTAAAGAAATCAACTACAGAACCACCTGTAGGAGTGATGTTATCTGCTCCGTAGATATCTTGATATTTTTGAAACTCCGTAGGATCTTGACTTTGAAAATTAGATAATCTTCTAAGATATTCTTGATGTTCTGGTGAACCTTCTGTAATTTCTGGTGAAAGCGAAATTGGCCCACCTGTTTGATATTTTGTTTTCATATTTCCTCCGTATGCAAAAGCATTAAAATTAAAGGGTACTTGATTCTGAACAGTACTTATAGGTTGTTGATAATTTGTCATTATGTCTCCTTGGCTTTGATTTAAAGCGGCTTGTATTCCCATTGTACCAGCAGCAGGATTATTTATCTTCTGCATATCTGTAGCGAACTCGTAATTAATTTGGTTATTAGGTTGACCTTTTAAAGCACCTATAGCAGCCCCCATCATATCACCTGTAGCTGGAGCAGCTTGCCCTAGTATACCTTGACCAAAAGAATTTTTTAAACCAGATAAATCGCCTAATACATTACCTGTTTGTGCAAAATTACCAGCAGCCATATTAGCTAAACCAGTAGCTGCTTGTGTTCCAGCTACTAATGGGTTAACAGCTTTATTCATGTCAGTAATAGAATCAGAGTATTTACCATAGCTATCTTTATTAGCTCTCATTTGTTCTATTCTAGCACGTTCTTGATCTTCACCATCAACGTTACCTAATAAGTTTTGACCAGTTTTAACAATGTTACCTCCCATACCTGGAAGTATAAGATTACCAGCAACTTGACCAACACCTTTACCAATTTGTTCACCTACTCTAGATGCATCAGCAAAACCCTGATTTCGATAATTTTCATCACCGATAACATCTGATAAACCTATTGTTGAAAGTAATGTATCTCCTGCAAATTTAAATGAATCACCAATCTTACTCCCCAGCTTACCCCCTCTAGCATACTGAGGTTTTTTAGATTTTTTCTTAGCCATAATTATACAATATAGACAAATATACCAATAATAAATGGACTACTTTATTACATTTTTGTAGGCGTATAGCTAATAACTACATCTGAGAGTATTAATCTTTCGTTTGTAGAAGTATCAAATTTTACTTTTAGAAGTAAATAATAATCTCTTAGTCTAGGATTTGCTAAACTGTTTAGATTGGTTGTTGAGATAGAATCACGTTTTAATTTGTGACGCCATGTTCTCATTCTTCTCTTAGCAATTGTACCAACAGTTAATGTAATCTCTCCTGTATTTTGATATTTGTTATAAGCTAAGACAGTATCTAAAGTGGAGTCTACTATATCTTTACTGTCAATTGTTACCTCACTATAATACTCTATGTTATTAAATATAGATATAATGTTAGGATTAGGCATAACAACTAATGTTATGTCTGAAGGGTAACTATTACCATAGAAAGTATTATAGTTTCCTTCTTCGTGTACATACCCTGTATTTCTAGCAGTAGGATCAATAGATAATAACTTATCATCTATGTTTAAGTATTTACCGGGTTTATAACTATAGAAAGATTCAAATGCTTGTAATCTCTCTCTATATCCAAGAGTAAAACCAGGTATGTAATTTGACAAAGCTCCAAATTTACCATTAGTAGTTGTCACCTCTGATGTTAGGTAATCTCCTTGAACAAGACATTGTACATAACCTGTAGCAGTTGAAACAATATCACCTACCTCGAAGTACTCTGTACCGCTACCACTATGGGTTCTAGTAATATTACCCCCAAGAAAAGTCCATAAAACTCTTTCATTCTTTTTATCATATATACCATGTACACCTATAGGGGATGCTTTATACAGATCATCTGAATCTCTAAGTACTTCTTTAAGTTTAGTATGAAAGAATCCATGCATACCTAAAGCTTCAGTTAAGGATTCACCTTGCACCATGTATATCTTTTGTTGTAATGAGTCATAGTAGTAAATACCTTTATCTGTTACTACAACTGAATGTTGATGTGTAGTACCTGAAGTTTCAGTTAGGTACCTGTATTTACCAATGAGTTGACCGTCACCTAATACAAGCTCTGCACCAGTAACATCTTCAATCAAAGCTCTTTCATTAATAGGTAGTACTCCTACACCCCTGTCTTGGAAGAACATTAATTGATCTTTATAAGATATTAGTTTATGTATTTCTCCGAGTGAACCGTCTACATTATCAAATTGATTAGCAGGGAAACTTCTCCAGTTGTCTACTAATTCACCATCAACTTTAGTTCTAGATACTTTAATTTGATTAGGAAAAATAGTTTCATCTTGTGCTAGTATATCTTTAGCTAAATAATCTGTTCTAAGATTATTAGATTGTAGGTGTCTAGAATCAAAATTAAATGTTTCATCTCCAGATAAATCATTAGGATCTCTACTACCATCACTAGCAATAGACCCTCTAAAGAAATCATCATTTTCACCACCCCAATGTTTACCAGTTCTGAAAGCTATATTAATAGGACATTCAGATGCATATATTAGCCCAACAGACATTCTAGATGATGTGGCTGTTTTAAGTGGAGCTGATGGAGTATGTCCACTATGATATTGTTTTATATATTCTCTATCATAAAAAGCAACTACTACATCACCACCAAAAGCATTTACTGTTAAACTAGTAGCAGAATCTTCATCTACTATTTGATAAGCCCCTGTAGTAATGTATTCATTTTTACTTCTAGCTTCATAAGTATTACCACCGTATTGACCAGTAACCTGTCTGCAGTAAGCCACTTCTTTAAAATATACTAAATCAGCAGGTGCAGATGCAGACGCTGAGAATGTATGATAATTAGTCCAAAGACCCCCAGAATTACCATCTGGGTTATATACATTTAAAGAAGCTGCAGATATTGCAAAAGCACTACCACCACCTGCTTTTAAATTAAGTAGTTGTTTTTCTGTACCTAAACCGAAAGGTGTGTAATCATCAGCAGCACTTTTATCATAATATGTATATGAAGTATTACATACTGCTTGTATTTTATAGTTATCTATATAAGAACCTAGTAGACCATCTAGTACATCATCACCTTCAAATAATACTTCTCCTACATCAAGTAGTTTTTCTTTTTCTATTTCATAGAACTGAACAGTCTGTCCTGCAGTACTTAGTGAAGTAAAGTTTTGAGTTCTATATAGAAATCCTAGATTAAAGTCATTTAAATTACCTGTAGTACCATGATAAGCATCATCATCTTGATACACAAAAGGTACTCCTGTATAATACCCAAAATCTTGAATATAGTCTACAGAAGTATTAACATTATATCCTGTAGAATCTCTAAAATCTACTATAGGAGAATTAAATATTGTGAGTCTTTTATTAGCAGTACTAGTTACAGTCAAAGCATCTAACCTACCTAAGAAAGATGGATAATCTGCTAACATTAAAGTACCATAAGGCCAAGTACCATCATCATCTTCACTGTCCCCATAAACTGTAGTACCTACCGTAATAGTGCCATCTATTTTAGTTGTTGTGTTAGAAAAAGCAGGTTTCGTTACTGTAGCACCAGAGTAGTACTGAACAGAGGCCCCCCCTGTAGTAGCATATGTTCTAAGTAAAGTATTTAAATTAGCGGCTGCACTTGTAGCAGGCCCACCGCTACCACCCCCAGTACAATAATTAACAAAATTAGATAAAATACCTGTACCTAGTCTAGTCATATCTGAAGAACTTCTATGTACTCTTACTATTTCAAAACCAGATATATTTGATTGTATTGAAGAGATGTCTACAGTAAATACTGGATATAAGTTATATGTGTTAGTACTAGTATTTGGTTGATGGTCTAATACAACAAAAGAATCACTTTGAGCATCACTAACTTTAGCTGCATCAGAGTAAGATGGATCAGGCATTTTAATATCACCTATCCATTTTACATAAGAACGTTGCCCTGTTTTAGAGTAAAATACAATACCGAATCTATAAGTCTCACCTCTAGCATACCCTTGGTAATTGGCGTTAAGTTGTGCTGATTTAGTATTACTTAATTCATCTGATAAATCAACTGTTATATTATCACCATTTAAGTCAGTAACTCCTATTGAATATGAAGTACCCCCTATTCTAGTTTCAGAAACATTATATCCACTAGTGTCAGAATCAGTGGTTTTAATAGCTTTAATACCAGTAGCCCCTGTTCTAGCATCTGTAGCAAAAGTATAACTAACATTAGTACCTTCACCACCTAAAGTAGTACCGTCAGCTTTAAATACTTGTTTGGTAGCTTGTTTAATATTATACCCAGTATTTGTATCATCATTGGTAGGATTTATACAACCGTGATCTTCTGGTATTGCTGTATAATCTATAGCTGGCCCAGTATATGTATCAGAACTACCATCATTATCTAGTATATCAAAATTACCAGATGAATTATGTCTATATGCTCTAGCATCAAAATCTATATCAAATTTGGATTCTTTAATATTACCAGCAACTAGTTGTTTATCTCTATCTTCTAATGTTTTACAAGTAAATGGAATACCAATACCCATAAATTCTACTAATGAGAATGGTATAGAAGAATCTAAATTAGAATGTACTACAGACATTGTACTACCTGTAATTAGGTAATCGTCTACTTTATATATAGCAGGTGAGTTTAAAGATTCCCATATTACACAGTATAATTCAAGTAGATCAAAATCACTATCTACATCAGTAATATTAACTGTTATTTCTTTTGTATCAACACTTCCACCAGGAGTAGATACTACATCATAGTAAGATAAAGAAGAGTTATCAGATAATTCTTCCTGTACATCTATTAATTGAGAACCTGGAGAAAAGATAGACTCTCTACCATCTGTAGCTACTAATTTATAGTAATATTGATAGTGCGCCCCTGCTGGTAAACTACCATTATTATTTATACTATTAATTACAGGTTTAGATAAAGTAACTTCAGAAACCAAACCAAGATCTTCAGGTTTAACTTCCATTAAATCAGTACTTAGTACATTAGCCACTCGAACCTGATTATAATAGTCAGTCCAATATACTCTACCCTTAGTGCTAGTTTCGTAATTACTAACAATATCTCTAATATAAGTGGTGGTAGAATAGTTAAGTTTATCATTATATATTAAATGTGTAGAGGCATCTAGTGTAGTACCTGACGCACCATCTATAGTTGTTCTTGAACCAGATGTAAATTTAAATTTCCATATTTGACAAATACTAGAAGAAGGAGTAGCTGTTTCTGTATCTGAAGTAAAAACAATTAACCATTCGTTTAACCTAGTCCACCCACATATATAAGTAGTAGACACTGCTGCAGTATATGTTGAAATACCTGTACCTGTTACAGTTACTGTAGTATCTAATACTTGTATATAAACTCCAGAATCATTATAGAAAATATATATATCACTATTGTCATTGAGAGATTTAATGGCTGAATTAGCTAAAAGTTTATTATAAAAATCTTCATTACTTTCACCAGCACCTACTGATACTGAGTTACCATTAATAACACAAGTATTGAACAAAGTAACTGTCATTAAATATCTAGCTCCAACTGTAGGAAATTGAAATAATAATTTATTACCCTGTTCATTTTCTATTGAACCAGTTGAACTACCTGATGCAGTTATTACTTTTATATTATTAGCTGTGAAATAGTTCTGGTTACTATATTTGTCGTTAGCAAGGTCTTGATTAATACCTTTTACATAACCTACTTTATGTTGCATGATTAATAGGAGTTATGGTTTCTTTGTTGTTGTGGTTGAGCGTCATATTTAAACCCATTACTATGTGAATTTAAAGTAGGAACTAATCTTAAGAAAGAATTTTTCCAAGCTTCCATACCATCTGTATCTGGAATAACAGCTTTCATTTTAGCAGAGCCTGTAGAGAAAGCAAGTTTTTGTTCAATCTTTTCTAACATACCAGCAGGTAATTTATTCTGCATAGCAAGTTTAAATGCTAATTTCTCAGCAATATAATGAGCTACATATCTAATATACTTATCATCATCTGGTATCATTGGTAAACCATCTGAATCAGTAGGTATGGCTTTATAAGCTATTTCTAAAGATTCATCATCAAGGTTAGTGAAGATATAATCTCCTTCAGTTGTATATGTATCTAAAGGGCTGCAGTAATCATCACAGGTAGATACTTGTTCATCTTCACATCTATACCAATTAGATAAGTGAAACTGGTCAGAAGAACGAACTAAAGTTCTATGTGTATCAAACTGTCTTACCATTTTAATGTACATAAGGTCACATGGTAATTTGCCCCTACCATTAGTTAGTTCTATTTCTTTAGATATTTTATCTTCAAATCCAACACCAACACCAAGAATGTTAATAGCTTCTGAAGACCACTCTATTACATCCCCCCAAGCAATCTCAGTGTTGAAGTGGAAATCTCTATATACTTTTTCTAGTACTCTTTTAAGACTAGTTCTTTTACCTGTCATCATAATTAATAAGCAAAGTAATGATCTTGAAAATCATCTGATTTAACATATTTAGCTAGTTCTCTAGTATTAGTTCTACTAGCTTTAAAATAATATACTGATTTATTCTTGGCATTACAAGTAAACTTGTTATAAAACCAACCATAAATATAACCAGAAGAATGTGTATTACGAAGGAACACTCTTTTTCTATCTGGTATTTGTTTTATTTCTTCTTCTGTTTTATTTGGATACATTCTCGCCCATAGTTCTTTTGTAGCTTGGTAATCTACAGGAAGAAATCTTGTATCTACTTTACCCTCTTCGTTAGTTCTTA